GATAAGGTCAAATATATATTTGAAACAGGATATTTTACACATACAACCGCAACCTGGTTTAAATTAAATAATGAAATGAAATGCGAACGACTATATATATGCGACGAATGCGTGCAAGGTCAAGTATATTTTAATCAACGCGGCGCAGGATGCGGCAAAACATATGAAAGTATACAATTATTAAATAACTCCAAGTTTAATAATAAAACCACTTTTATATATTTAACAAAAACGCATTCCGCAAAGGAGGTCATATATAGTGAGTTAAAGGAGCAATATGATGCAAAAAATATTAGACTCTCTCTTATAAGTGAAGAGTATACTAATAAATATAAATTAGTATTTGATAGATGTATTATTATTATAGGGACGATTGATTCATTCACATATAATATGTATGATAAGTCGGAACAATTAAGTGACCTAGATTTATATAACGAAATAGTAAATCAAATCCATAAGGGAAAATTAACAAATGAAATAAATTACGCGAATACACAAATAAAAATAGATAATAAGACCCTTTTGATTATAGATGAGGCACAAGATTTGGGTAAAAATTATATGGACGCATTCATAAAGATTGTAGAAACAACAAGGGCCGACCTATATATTATCGGTGATAAACTACAGAGCATTTGGGGAGAAAATAACATATATACGTGTATAGACCAGGCAACCGCCAAAATAAATAAAAGCGACGGCATTAATCAAGTAATGCGATTTCATAACGCAAAATTTAAGTATTTCGTAAATACACTAATACCCTATTATAAATATAATTTGCCAAAAATAGAAAAGATATGCGACCGCCAATGTAAATATGTTCATGAAGACATTAAACCTTATACTATTTTTGAATTAGGGTCATTATATAGGACAGACTTGGATGATATGTATAAAGTAATTCATACCATACTCGGATATATGAAAATAGAAATTGCCACCTATAATTATTCGCCTAATAATTTTATGTTTATCTTTCCAATATTAAAGAAGAATACCTTCGCGCAAATATTGTATCTTGAATTGGATAAGTTTTGGAAGGAGCGACTAAAGAGTAATGAAAAATATGTATATCTTCATAAATCAGAACCAGGCACAACCATTAATTTGAAAGAGTCAGTGAATGCGACCCGAATTATGTCGATACATACCTCAAAGGGGACGGGATGTGAGGTAGTATTTGTATTGGGATTGTCCGAGCATACTTTAAAAATATTTAGTCATCAAACAGATAATATTACTTATAATTCTTTATTACACGTCGCTATAACACGCCAAAAGAAGGCAATTTATGTTGGTATAGAAAACAATAATGATGAAATATGTCGGCGATTTAAAAAGTTATAAATGAAATAAAGGTTATAAATTATCCATAATTTCATCCAATCTATTTGAAAACGTGTGATATTTTAGCGCATATTCACGCCCGCATTTTCCGATTTGATTTCGCAAATCCTCATTTTCAATATAATAATTAATTATAGGTAATAAATCATTGGCATCATAAAAGATTAAATGAGTTTTATTTATTAACGGATGCTTCATCATGTGTGGAATCACCATATGGTCGCATAATACAAGATTGCCGACAAGCAACGCTTCCCACAATCTAAAATCACCTTCCCAATCAGGCGGGTTCGCAGTTACAATAATTTTACTTGTTTTCAATATTTTGTAATAAGATTCATTCACAACATCATAACGTTTGCCTGGATTATAGGAATCATCCATACCAATATGTTTTGGTCCATTATAAAATTCGACGATTGAAGGCGCGGTATGCCGCATTGCAGTCGGTGGATATAACTCTTTATTAAATAGACAGCATACATCATACGCATAGGACGCGCCATTATACAACGCATCATAATTAATATAATCGGACCGAATCGCATAAGATATAGGAATAATCTCTCTTGAATAGGGTATTAATTCAAGAGTATCTTTATTCACAATACTTCTTTTAAAGTATTTGTGAACATTAGATAATAAATAAGGTTGAACATTTCGTGTGTCGGTCCAATCATTATAATCTATAATCACGTCCTTTCTAAAATCATAAAGAGTATAAATTTTATTAATAACATCTATATTAAACTCGCTTTTATTATACCAGGGCATATGATAGCAGTTTCTAAAATCCATCATATAAAAAATATAATCTGCTTGTTGAAAACTATCTGTTAATATAACATCCTTTCTTTGTTTAAGAGCATTATATATTTCTAAACCTTCACCTCTAATATTGAATTTAAAGGGCCATACAAAGCAAATATACATTAATGAAAATATTAATATATATTTAAATTAAAAATCCTTATTGATATGTTTAATTAAAACTTCCACATTATCCAACATTATTCGCAAATCATCCTTTTTATCAGGGTTATTCATTTTAGAGTGTTTTTTAGAAATACAATCCCTTAAACGCAATACACCTATTTTATATTGGGAGACTCTATCACTATACCCGTGTTGTTTTGTTAAAATCATCCAACCTAATTTTTCAAAGGATGATTCATACCATTTACGAATTCCATGGTATGTTGGATTATGAGAGCACCCTTTAATTTTCAGCGTTTTAGGCATTATATATATAATTAAGATTAGTTTAATTTAGATAAGTTTTATGTCAAATAAATTAATATGAAATCAAATTTGTGTGAAATGCCCTTTGATGAAAATGATATTACTCATTATAATCCATTACAATCTACTTTACATATATCACCTGAAAAAAAGGTTAATGAATATATTGAGAGACTATCCTATAATAAATTTGTATTTGTAGATACGAACGGAATTACCCGAACGTGTTTTAAAAAGTTTATTACATTAGTAGATTACGTGAAGTATTTGATTGGCAAATATAAACCAGAAGAAATGAATAATTTGCCTGCTATTGAAAATTCTAATAATAAAGATACTCAATTTCAAGAATACATAAATTCGCAACATAATTATGCTTATGTAGATGGATTCTTTTATTTTTTAACATCTAAATTATTAAACGCAGGGTTTGTTCATGGACTTGAGTTTTATGATAATTATGTATGTTTAACAAAAAATTGTGAACTTAATATTGCAGATGATTTTGAATATTTGTCCGATTCTGATTTTTTTAATGAGCACATAAATAAATTATTTCATTTTAAGGATGACACATTTGGCAATATGTTTAAAAAAAATGTGCCTATTTCGTTGTCTGATGAAAATATTGAAATCGAAATGGATTCTTTAGAAGATTTAGATTTAGAAGCGCCTATATTAGACAACGATATAACTAACACATTACTTGATATACAGGTCGATAAAGAAATAACCGATAAAGAAATAACCGATAAAGAAACATCCGATAAAGAAACATCCGATAATGAAAAATCCGATAATGAAAAATCCGATAATGAAACATCCGATAATGAAAACGATGAACCACTTGTTAATTTATTGAATTACTCAGACGATGATTCAGACCATTCCACAGTTGATTTATCAGATAGTGAAAGCGTAGACTCAAATAAAACAGAAGAATGGGAGACAGACAGTGAATCTGACAATGAGACAAATGATGATTCAGATGCTTCATCCGAAATAGAAAATCTTACTTTGATTGTTAATAAAATACCAACTCAAGTTGTAGCGATTGAGTATTGCGATGTTACATTTGATTCTATTTTAGAGAAAAACGAAATCCGCATTGAAGAATTGGAAAGTGCAATGTTTCAAATTATAGCAATGTTATATTTGTATCAAAAGGCTTTTAATTTTACGCACAATGATTTACATACAAATAATGTTATGTGTATCTCTACGACCGAGGAGTTCCTACATTATAAAATTATGGGTAAATATTATAAAATCCCCACTTTCGGGCGCATATATAAAATTATTGATTTCGGACGAGCGATATACACTGTAAATGGCAATGTATTATGCAGTGATAGTTTCTCAGAGAATGGCACGGCGCACACACAGTATAATTGCGAACCTTTTTACAATCCGAAGAAACCATTAATTGAACCTAATTATAGTTTTGATTTGTGCCGTCTCTCGTGTTCAATGGTAGATTTTATTGTAGCGGATATTAAACATATTACTAATTATAGAAAGGTTCCTATATACGACCTTATCATTGGTTGGTTATATGATGATAATGGAATTAATATTTTGTATAAAAAAAATGGTGAAGAGAGATACCCCGATTTCAAGTTATATAAAATGATTGCGCGAATCGTGCATAATCACTTGCCCGAGAAACAGTTTAGTCATGAATGTTTCAAACAATATGAAACAGACACACTTGAAAAATATATGGACTTAGACGTCATTAAAAATCAGGTTCATTTGTAAATACTTTTGCCTTTGAACCCGTTGCGCTAAAATAATACTCTTTCGCATATAATACGATAAAAACAATTAATCCAACATATACACTATCGCGTAATATAGTTTTTTCATTATGTTTATCAGTTTTGTTCATCTTTTCTAAAACCATTTTTAATATTAAATAAACAAACGAAACTACAAGAGCAATATATATATATTCAGTCATTAAAATATATATATTGAATAAATTATAAATTTAAACGTAAATATTAATAAAAATAAATGCGATAACCTTGAAAAAATTAGGTTATATTAAAGTTCTTCAAATTCAAGTTTAATGGGTTCAGACCCCTTTGATAAATCAAGGTCTTCAAACCCCAAGTTATTTAAGGGCAATACATCGCCAAATGAAAGAGCATCGTCATTGGGCGGAGATTCAAATGTTAATACGGAGTTTTTGTCTGTAAATCCTACACTTGGTTTAATTTCCTTTTCTATTTGATTCATTTGAGATTGTAAATTATTAGATTTAAAATTAGAATTAGAATTATTAAAAAACGAAGGCATATTGTCATTGATGTTAGATGGCATATCGCGTGAATTAAATGACTCGCTGGTTGTATTCATTTGTTTAACTTGTTCAACTACTGGTTCTACAAATGGTTTGGTTTCAACTAATTTCTCAACCTTGGTGACTTCAACCTCTTGTGTTTCATCTATAAACTGCCGAAGTAATGTTTCGACAGGAATGCGGTCGCGTATAGTATTCATAATACACGTTTGCACCATTAACTCAAACTCTCTATTTCGGCGCTGTTGTTCTAAAGATGGAATATCAATCTCAAATAAATAAATAGAAGAATACAATTTGCGAGAAATATTCGCATATACATTATGTAAAAATGTAGCGAAGTCAGGAATATCAATTTTGATTTTTTTGGTATCATTACCAACCCGAACACAACTGAGAACCTTTAATTGAATAATATGGACGCAAGTTAAAATATCTTCTAAATAAGAGCAATTACACAATTTAACAATGCGTTCGTTTTCAGCGTTAATCATAATTTGATTCCATTTCGGAATTCGCGCTAAAAGATTTTGATACGTCATCAAATACTTTTCTAATTCGTCGTTTTCTTCACATATACGGACCGACTCGTTAAAAATAGACCTAAACCCGTCGATAATATGCGGCGTAATATGATTAATCAAAAGAATAGACCATTCATTTTTTGAATCATTTAATACGTTTGATGTATAATCGTCCATATAATTTTTCAGTTAAAAGATTATTTGGTTAAAAACGCAAATATTATTATATAGTATGGATGAAAGAATCCAAGCGAGAACAA